GCATTCGAAAATGACCGCATCGGTCCAGCGGTTTCGGATTTGGATGCGCTCGGGGGTGGTGGGGGTGGGGGGCATCGGGGTGGTTCCCATCGGGTTTCGATGGGATGGATTATGCGGGATATCTCCCGCACGTCAACCCGAAAAGCGGGACCGAAAGAAGAAAAAGCGGGATTGGTCCCGCCTTGGTTAGTCGGCTACGCGGGAATGCATTGCTACAAAATCCACCGCTTCGACCTTTTTGGCCGGGATCAGGCGGGCCTTTGTCTCGGCTGCTCCCCGGATCGCGATGCCCGCCCCGTCGTTGTCCAGCATGATCCCGACCACGGCGCCGCCATCCACAAGCGACACGCGCACGAGGTCACCAATCGCGGCAGGCCGGCTCGGGTCCATATATAGAATGTGACCGGGGCGCAGGATCGGCGCGTTGTTTTCGTCGGTCACGTATGCCGCATATGCCTTGGTCCGGCCCGCAAGGACGGATGGCCGGTGAATTAAGGTCACGGCTTCCGGCTGACCTATGGCGTCCATTTTCCCTCCCACGCCCGTCCATAACGGTAAATCACGAGACGGCGCGGCAGAGAATAGCAGCGGCGGTTGCATTTGTGTCAATGATGTTTCCGATTTTCCAGCATCCGCGCTCCCTTCGACAATCCCCAGCCTGTCACATATTTTCTGCCATCGCAGGGCGCTCGGGATAACGCCGCGCCGTATGTCACGGATCGCGTCGCGCTTGCCCAACGCGTCCAGCGATGCTCGCTGGTCCGTGATATCCAACCGCGCCAAAGCCGCGTCTATCAGGGCCGTCAGACGCGCGGTGCGCGCGGGGTCGCGTGGTTTTGACATTCGGTGCCTCCTGCCTGCCCATTGCTAGCCTCCCATGTCCCGCGCAAGCGGGATGTTTCCGCCCCAAAAGCGGGATTGAAACCGTTGACGAGCGGGATATCTCCCGCTATCGTCCCGCATATGAGTTCAACCCGTGACAAGCTGCTGACCGTCGCCGCCCGGTATGCCGAGTATTCCGGCCTATCGTTGGCGACCATCTCAACCCGTGCCTGCAACGACGGCAAGGTTCTGCCCCGATTGGTCGAGGGCCGCGATGTGAACACCCGCACCTTTGACGGCGCGATGGCGTGGTTCGCGGAACGCTGGGCTGACGACTGGGAATGGCCGGTTGGGATTGAGCGGCCCGTGTCGAAGTCGGAGGAAGCCGCCTGATGCCCGTCTACATGATCCGCGCGGGCGAAACTGGCCCGGTCAAGATTGGTCACGCCGGGGACCCGGAACAGCGTCGCAGCGAATTGCAGGTGGCCCATTGGGAACGCCTCGCGATCATTCGACTGTTCGTTGGCGGGATGGATGATGAGCGGGCACTTCACGTCCGGTTCTCGGCGCACTCAATCCGAGGCGAATGGTTTTCATTCGTTCCCGAGATGATGGAAGACGTTGGGCTTGAAGAAATTATCCGGGCGCCGGTAGCCAGCAAATATCCCCCCGAACTCAAGCGGGTACTGGAAACAGTCGGTGGGCCACTTAAGCTCGCCCGCGCCCTTGGTATCGGCGCTTCCGCCGTGACGCAGTGGACCCGAGTGCCGCCGCGCCATCTACCGCGCGTCGAGCGGATCACAGGTATCCCTGGCCGGGAGCTTCGGCCGGACCTGTATCCGAGGGACGCCGCATGATCTTCAACGCCATCCTCGCGGCCCTCGGGTCCCTCGGCATCGGCGCAATCCTGATCGTGTGGTTGGCGCTGTGAACCCGGCGCTGCTCGCCCTCGCCAAAGCCGGCACGCCATACGACGTGATGGCGGCGGAACTCGGCTTGTCGCGCGGGACCGTCGCCATGGCGGTCTATAGGGCGCGGAAGGCCGGCGTGGATATCCCGTATCGGGCCAAGCCGCGCGCGAAGGTCAATGGCCGGCTGTCGTTGCACCAAGTCGCGGAAATCTGCGTTCGGGCCCGGCATGGCCAGAAGGTGAAGGTGATTGCCGAGACGATGGGTTTGCCGGTCGGGACCGTCGCAACGCGGATGGCGATGCTGCGGGCCGAGGGGCGGTTGGAATACCGCAACAATGTGAGCGGCCGGTGATAACGGTTGCCGCCCTGTATTGGCCCCGCACGCGCAAAGCCAGCGCGACCGCTGCACAGGCGCGGGCGATGAAGGCGGCTGGCGTTCGTGTGGCTGAGATCGCGCGGCGGCTGGCGGTGCCGACTTCGACCGTGCGGCGTTGGGTGCGGTCATGACGAATAGCCGGGATGTTTTGCACACAAGAGTCCAGGCTTCGGCACTGGATGCCCGTTGTGAGCAGGCTCGGGACCCGGCTACGGCCGGCGTGCGCGTCATGGTGGCGGTGCGTCGGTCCCTTATCCCCGCGCGCACGGGGGGTTATCCGCGCGCAGTTTCTCCCCGATCAACTACGCCGGCCGGGTTCGCTCGGCCGGCGGATTTTTGGGGCGGATGAAGCGGGGGTAACCCGCGCATGATCGGAAGGATGAACGATGGACGACTACCTACAATTCCTGGCCGAACGAACGCAGACCGGGACCCGCGACGGGTTCCGCCCGACGTTCTTCCCGCCAGCGATGAAGGACTTTCAGTGCGACCTCACGGAATGGGCCGTTGAAATGGGCCGGGCCGCACTGTTGGAGGATTGCGGTCTCGGCAAGACCATCCAGCAGCTTACATGGGCTGAGAACGTGGTCCGACACACCAACGGGCGCGTTCTGGTCATGGCGCCACTGGCGGTCACGGAACAGACCGTGCGAGAGGCGGAAAAGTTCGGGATCGAGGTGCATAACTGCCGCGATGGTATCCCCCGGCCGGGCGTGAACATCACCAACTATGAGCGGCTCCATCTGTTCGACGCCAACGATTACGTCGGCGCCGTGTGCGATGAAAGCTCAATCCTCAAATCGTTCGATGGCCAACGCCGGCAGGATATCACTGCTTTCATGCGGAAGATCCGATATCGGTTGCTATGCACCGCGACCGCCGCGCCGAACGAATACACCGAACTCGGCACGTCATCCGAGGCGCTCGGGTATCTCGGCTACATGGACATGCTTTCCCGGTTCTTTAAGAACAATCAGGGGAACAGCATCAAGCCGAATGTGATCCGCCATCGCGGCAAGAACTTCCAACAGCTAGACGACAACGCGAAGTGGCGGTTCAAAGGCCATGCCGAGGGACCATTCTGGAAATGGGTTTGCTCATGGGCACGGGCCGTTCGCCGTCCCTCCGATATCGGGTTTGCGGACGATGGGTTCATTCTCCCGCCGCTGATCGAAAATCAGCATCAGGTTGCGGTCGATCGCCCGCCGTCCGGGATGCTGTTCACCCTACCCGCCGTTGGCCTTGCCGAACAACGTGACGAACGGCGCAGGACCATCCGCGATCGGTGCGAGAAGGCCGCGTCATTGGTGACGGACACCGGGCAGCCTGCCGTCGTGTGGTGCCAGTTGAACGACGAAGGCGATATCCTGGAGGACCTGATCCGCGATTGCGTCCAGGTGTCCGGCAAGGACAGCGACGACGCGAAGGTTGAGAAGTTCAACGCCTTCCTGGATGGAGAGGCTCGGGTCCTGGTCACAAAAGGGAGGATCGGGGCATGGGGCATGAATTTCCAACACTGCGCTCACTCGGTCTCGTTCCCGACGCACTCGTTCGAGGAATACTATCAGGGCATCCGGCGGTTCTATCGGTTCGGGCAAACCCGATCGGTCGTGTCCGATATCGTAACCACCGAGGGGGAGAAGTCCATCCTCGCCAACCTCCAACGCAAGGCCCTCGCGGCCGATAAGATGTTCAACGATCTGGTGGCGTATATGAATGACGCCATCGCGGTCGATCGCTCAATCGAGTTCACAAAGAATGAGGAATTGCCGGCATGGCTGTAATCGACCAAGTTATCAGCGACCGCTTTGCCATTTACAACGGCGATTGCGTGGAAGTTATGGCGCGTATTCCAGACAAAAAGGTTGCGCTATCAATACATTCACCGCCATTTGGCGGCTTATTCCAATACAGTTCTTCTGACCGGGACCTTTCCAACTGCCTAGACTATGACGAGTTCTTCCGACACTACGAGTTCGTCATCCGGGAGATGGCCCGCATCACCATGCCGGGTCGCATGAGCGCCGTCCACTGCAT